GTTGTTGTTCCTGTAGCTGTGCCGTCTCCCGCTCCGTTTGCCTTATTCCCTGATGATGCTACTATGAATAGTGGTGTTGTACCCGCATCTGATGGTACGTAGAAACTCTCGTTTATTACTGATACTTCTACTCCTGGTGATGTTAATGCCATTTTTCGTATTCTCCTTGCAAGTTACGTATATACTAGAGTTATTTATTCAATCGTATGGTTTTTACGACATAATTTGCCGTTTTCGAGGTACCTATATAGGGAACGTAAATACACACATGCAATACGAAGATAGACCGTTGTGTAAGGAGTGTAAGTCCAAGCCCAGGGCCTATGCATATAAACGTTATGGTAGGGTATATTGGCGTAGCCACTGTGATACCTGCATTCGTAAAAAGTCAGGAAAGAAAGTTGGCGGAGTTACAGTGTTGCAAAGATCAGGATACAAGAAACACAAGAAATGTGAACTGTGTGGTTTCAGGGCACAGGACAAGGCACAACTAGATGTGTTCTTCGTGGATGGAAATCTGAGGAATACTTCTACTAATAATCTAAAAACTGTTTGCGCCAATTGCCAAAGGTTGCAAGGGGTCAGACGTCTTGGATGGCGTGTTGGTGATCTTGTTGCTGATGATTAGGCCGTCTATTTTTGTGTGTAGTTCTTCCAACGTGCCGTCGTTTGAAATTAAGTGATCGTACTCTGATTTGGCCCAAGCATACTCAGATGAATGTACATTTTTAGGTACAATGTTTCCTTCGATGTAGTCTGTAAACCAGTCAGGATCTTTTCCTCTTTTTACTAGTAAGATCGATCCACCCATTTCTCGTATTGTTTTTATCTCGTTCTCAAATCTTGTGTCTGCAATCACGGTAGGTTTCCCATTATATCTAGCCATACAACTATCTACCCATATTGCATCGTGCATACCTTGACGCATTACCTCCGTGCCAAAATATTGTAGCACCCAACGTGGTGTAACATCCTTGCCAAAGCGTTTGCTCCAGAATGCATCAGGTCGTTCTCTCCATGCTCTGCTCTCATCGGTCTTGCCTTCTAGCATTTCCCTATCCCAATTGAACATAGAACCAACTGCATCTTTTAAACTTTTTGCGAATGAATCTTTACGGAAACTGTGTTTCTGTACGAGCCTATCTGCCACTGTTCCTTTACCAGAACCTATCAATCCTACTATGCCTATTAACATAGTCTTATTATACTATCTTTTTAAACGTTTTTCAATCTCTTTTATTGCCTCTTTGACAGAATTTAGAATTGTAATACGAAGGCTTTTCTTACGCTGTTTTAGTGCAAGTAGACTCATGTTTTCCAACTGTTGGACTAATGTTTCCAACTCATCTAGCGTGAGGTCAGAATAATTTTTGTAATTGGAATTCTTCATGGCACTGTTATTTAAATGGAGTTTGAGGTTAATTAACCAATAACAAAACTGTGTGGTGTGCCACCTTCTTGGAAATTACCTATGTCGTTTTCTAGTCTTTCAATTTCCGCTTGTCCCTCGGCCTTCAAGGAATCGCCGTTAAGTGTTGTACCACCTTGTGGTCCTGCTATTGTGTTGAACTTGCCTCTCGCTTCACCTAACATAATTTTAGATACAGCAAGTGTGTAATCTCTGATCCAAGGTTTAGAATATATATCTTTGAACAGTGTTATGTCTGGTCTGAAGTTGTCTGTGTGCATGAGAACTGTTTCGTTGTCAGCTCTAGGCTTCTGTGTAATTGTTAATTTTTTAGTTGCTACATCAAAATGGAACTGTATAAAACTTCCAAACATCTTACCTACCATTTCTTGGTACGATGCAAACATATAGTAAGTTGCTAATCCACCAGTCGCACCTGCTCTCAATAGATAGGTGTTTGTATATGCCAGGTTGAATGGTTCAAATAGTGTACCGCCCTCTCCACCTTCTGATCTTGATCCGACCGTTCTTCTGTTCAAGTTCCTTACATTTATTATTTCATCTGGTAATATGTAGGTGTTCTGATCTTTCTTTAGTTCAAGGAAAGCATATGATTCTTCCACAGCGTTTGAAGATCTCTGTCTGAATTTGTTCACCGCTCTTTCCAGTGCCGTTTGATAGTGTTTTGGGTCTAATTCAACGTCAATCATCCCATCGCCGAGACTGTTTTTAACGTAATCGAAAATTTCCTGTTGTCCTGTTTGTAGTTCTGACATACTCATATTTATAGCCTTTGCCTGTGCAATAAATATGTATGATATGCCAAGATTATCTATTTTTAAGCCTGAAAAGGGCAATGACTACAAGTTCTTCGATCGTAACATTAAAGAGATGTTTGTCGTGGGTGGTACCGATCTACACCTACACAAATACCTAGGACCTTATGATCAGGGAGATACACAAAAGGACGGAGAAGCTTCTCCTAGTCAACCTAACTATGCAGGTAGTGAAGTAAACGAGACAACAATTCAGGATCTGTTGTTTTTAGAAAACAGAGATAGAAAATACTCATCTGATGTATACACTGTAAGGGGAATATACAATGTACAAGATGCAGACTTTAATTTATCGCAGTTTGGAATGTTCTTACAGAATGACACTTTGTTTTTGACTGTGCATCTGAATGACATAGTCGAACGTATTGGCAGGAAGCCCATGTCAGGCGATGTCTTGGAATTCCCTCACATGAAAGAAGATTATTCATTAGATGAAAGTATACCAATAGCACTGAAAAGATACTATGTGGTGGAAGATGTAAACAGGGCCGCAGAAGGATTTTCAGCAACATGGTGGCCACATCTTTTAAGATTAAAATTGAAAACTTTAGTTGACTCTCAAGAGTTCAGAGATGTCGTAGGCGACGCAACGACAGAAGGTTCTGTTGCAAGTTACATGTCAACATACAATAGAGAAAAAACAATTAACGATCAGGTTGTTGCACAAGCAGAAGCGGATTCACCAAAGGCCGGATTCAATTACAAACAATATTATGTTGCACCTATCGATGAAAGAGGAAACATTAGAACAGAGAATGTTAACACAGAATCACAAAGAGCTAGTAGTGATGCCACAGTAAATGCAACAATAGATACACCAGCAAGTTCACACTACGGTTTCTACCTAGACGGCGACGGTGTAGCACCAAACGGAAACCCAGCAGGTTTTGGAATATCTTTTCCAACGTCGGGTATAGACAACGGTGACTACTTCTTGAGAACTGATTTCTTACCAAATAGGTTATTCCGTTATAACGGAACCAGGTGGGTCAAGATAGAGGATTCAGTTAGAATAACTACAACAAACAACGATTCGAGAGCAAACTACAAAACAAGTTTTGTCAACAATGCAACGTCTGATACCATAAACGGATTGACGACAAAACAAAGACAATCACTTACAGATGCTCTTAAACCAAAGGCTGACAATTAAGAATGTTACATTTTTACGAAGGACAGGTTAGGAAATTTCTTACTCAATTCATTAGGATTTTGAGTAACTTTTCTGTGGAAACAGGCAAAGGCAATGACGGCCAGATTAATCTCAGAGCTGTGCCTGTGGTATACGGAGATCCAACTAGACAGGTAGCGAACATTATTAGGAACAACAGTGAAAATGCTTTGAACTATGCACCTAAGATTGCCTGTTATGTGAGAGAATTAAACTATGATAGGGAAAGAATGCAGAATCCTTATCACATCGAAAAACAACATCTAAGAGAAAGAGATGTTGACAGTGACGGAAACTACACTAACCAACTGGGTGCTGGATATACGATTGAAAAAGTTATGCCCTCGCCCTTCAGATTAGAAGTCACGGCAGACATTTTTTCTTCAAACACTGATCAAAAATTACAAATACTAGAACAAATACTGTACCTTTTCAATCCTGATTTTGAAATACAAAAATCAGACAACTACATTGACTGGACCAGTTTGAGTTATGTTGAATTACAGAACATAAGTTTCAGTAGCAGAACTATCCCGGTTGGGGCAGATACTGAGATAGATGTTGCATCCATGACATTTTCAATGCCTATATGGCTGTCACCGCCAGTTAAAGTGAAAAAACTAGGTGTAGTGCAGAAGATTATAATGAGCATATACGACGATGATGGTGGCATAGCGAAAGGATTGATTGACGGAGAACTTTCTTCAAGAAGTTTCATCACACCAAACAATTTTGGATTGTTAGTCACAGGAAATCAATTGAGATTATTAGGATCTACTGGAGTAAGTGTAACATCTGGTAGTGATGGATTCCATACAGGAGCCAAAGATCCTGGATTAGCTGATCCGTTTGAAACATTTGGCCCACCACTTAATTGGAAAATACTTTTGGACCAGTATGGTAAAGTAACCAATGGTACTTCACAGATCAGGTTAACACAACCTAATGGGAATGAAATAATTGGTACCATTGCAAACACAACTTTAGATGATACAATCTTGTTATACACCATAGACGGAGACACAATTCCGTCAAACACGCTGACTGCCGTGAAGAAAATTATAAACCCTGCAACATTTGATCCAGGAACTCCCGTTAACGGTGATAGATATCTTGTGATAAATGATGTTGGCGACAGCACAGCATCGTTCCAGAGTAGCACTTGGGGTACACTCGTAGCAAAAGTTGGCGACATAATAGAATACAACAGTAGCACAGCAAAATGGAACATTGCCTTTGACGCCTCTGATCCTGATTCAACACAGCACTATGTTACCAATCTAAACACTGGTATTCAGTACAGATGGGATGGTACTGAATGGAAAAAATCATACGAAGGTGTGTACAAACAAGGTAATTGGAGCATAGTATTGGACGGTGGATATTCCGGATACGATGCAGGTACAGACGCAACCACCCCTTGATAATTTATAAAATAACTGTTATAATAAAGCATGAAAGATAACATAATCTGTTCTGGTGCATTGTTCTACTCAACAAGTACAAAGCGATTCCTGTTCCTACAGAGAACTGACAGGAAGACTGCCGGTACATGGGGTTTGGTCGGCGGGAAGTCAAAATATCTAGAAAGTGCTTTCGAGGGACTGAAACGTGAGATACAGGAAGAGGTGGGCGACACACCCAAGTTCAAGAAAGTCATCCCATTGGAGATGTTCACATCAAATGATCAGAAGTTCTTCTTCCACACATACGTCATTGCGATCGATGGGGAATTTTTACCTAGCCTTAACGGAGAACACTCGGGTTACTGTTGGACTGCTTTTGAATGTTGGCCCAAGAACTTGCACATGGGTCTCAAGAACACATTGAACAACAAAGCCATCAAAGGCAAGTTACAGACTATACTCGATCTCATAACCTAAAAAAAAAGGCCCTATATTTCTACAAGGCCTTTTGATTCTACTAAAAAGTATGAATATTTATTAGTTGTT